CGCCGAAGAGGCCAATCAGGCCGAGCGCGACCGCCTCGAAACCCTGAAAGCGCAGACGGCGGCCAAGGTCGCCCGGCACCAGCAAGGGGCCAACGCATGACGTCTTACGCCGAAGCCAGCGCCGCCAAAGCCGAAAAGCTCACCGCCTACCACCTGGGCGCCCACATGCTTCGCGTACTTGGCGACGAATGCCGCCAGCCCCAAGCGCACATGGGCACCCCCAAACCCGCCGGCCCGACCTGGCTGGACCAAAACCAAACCGAGGAAGCCGAAGCATGACTACACCGAACTTGACCGCCCAGGCCGACGTGGCGCTGGATCCGATGGCCGGAACGCTGGCGCATCGGGCAGAAGTGCTGGCTGTTGCGTGCGGCGGATACGCAGTAACCGACACGGACACTTACGCGCGCGCGCTGCCTGGTCCTGACGAATGGACCGACGACAACAGCGTGCCGCTCGATATTGACCCCTGGGCCCAGGATGGCGCCCAAACCAGCACGATCAAGCCGGAGGCCCGCGCCAGTGCTGGATCTGGGGCGGCGCCCTCGGTGGGCCCGGCGGCCTACACGCTGACGCTTCCGTACCCCATCAGCGCGAACCGCTACTGGGCCAGCCGCACGGTCACGCCCAGGGGCAAGCCGTCTTTCACCACCACCTACGTGACGCCCGAGGCCAAGGCCTACAAGGCACAGGTTCAGAAACTGGCGCTTGTCGCCGGCGTGCGCAAGCCCATCGCCGGCCGGGTGCGGGTGGACTTCACCCTGTACCCGAACCGTCCCCTGGACTGGCAAAAGCGCATGCGCAAGGACGGCGCGGCTTGGGATGACAGCGTCATGTGCCTGGACCTGGACAACGCCCAGAAGGTGGTGCTGGACAGTCTCAAGGACGTGGTTTTCCAGGATGACGCCTGGGTGCGGGAGATCCGCGCCCGCCGGGCCGAGCCGGACGAGTTCGGCGCGCGCCTGATGGTGGTGGTCACGCCCCTGGCCGTGGCGCAGCCGCAAACCGACCTCTTCGCCCAGGAGCGCAAAGCATGACCACCCACGAACAGAAGGACCGCAACGCGGAAATCGTCCAGCGCCGTCTGAACGGCGAAACCACTGGAGCCTTGGCGCTCGAATACGGCGTGACGGCCACGCGCATCGCCCAGCTGGTGCGCCGGCACAAGGAAAAGGTGGGAGAGCGCCCGAACGTTTCCCGCCGCATGAAGGCGACCGACGCGGTCCGGCCGCGCCTGCGCAAGGGAGAGCACGGGCTTTGGTACTGCGGTGACGCCGTGCTGACGCGCGCAGGCGAGACGCCCAAGGCCGCATACGACCTGTGGATGACGGCAGCTATCGCGGCCGCCCAGCCCCAGCCGCGCGCGAAGACTGCGCCGGCCGCCGAACCCCTGCCGCCCTATACCGGGCCTGTCACCGTCGTGGCCGGCACCCGGGCCGCACCGCGTGCGCTCGTCATGCCCGCGTCCATGCGCTTCGCTATGGAGCGTGCGGGCCTCGCGCAAGGGCGGCTCATCACGCTGAGCGGCACCTGACCTATGCGCCTGACGGACTTCGATTGGCCCGAAATCATCCTGGACCTGCGCCGTTGTGGCATGGGCCAGCATGAGATTGCCCGAAACATGGGGCAAGCCGTGGGCGAATCGATGGTCCGTCAGTACCTGGCCGGCGCGTCGCCTGCGCACTGGAGGGGGGAAATCCTCTTGACCCTCTGGGAAGAGCGGACCGGCCGAGATCGGGAAGCCGCTCCGCGCCGTCCGGCGGAAATGCGGCGCGTCTCTGAACGCCGCCCGAGAAGCCGGCAAGCCAGCCATATGCCCACCGAGCATCTGCCCGCGGTGGCGCATGCATACGGTCTCACCGTTCCTGCGCTGCTGCACCTCCTGAACAAACGCCCGCGGCGCGTCGTTGCGTCCGGGGAAACCCTCTCCCTGCCGGGATTCGAAGAATGAGCTTGAACGAGAAACAGCGGCGCTTCGCTGCCGAATACTTGATCGACCTGAACGCCAAGCAGGCGGCGATCAGGGCCGGATACAGCCCGAAGACTGCCGAATCGCAGGGATCCCGACTGTTGAGCAATGCAAAGGTGGCCAAGGCGATCCAGGCCGGCAAAGAGGCGCGGTCTGCCCGAACCGAGATCACCCAGGACCGAGTGCTACAGGAACTGGCCCGCCTGGCGTTCTTCGACATCCGGCGGCTTTACCACGACGACGGCAGGCTGAAGGCGCCGCACGAACTGGACGACGATACCGCCGCCGCGGTGGCGCAGCTGGAAAGCATCGAAGAGTTCGCCGGCCGGGGCGAGGATCGGGAGGCCATCGGAACCACCAAGAAGGCCAAGACGTTCAGCAAGGACGCCGCGCTCGCCCTGGCCATGCGCCATCTGGGCATGCTGAACGATAAACTGACCATCACGCGCCCGCGCGTTGTGCGCCGCGACCTGACCGGCCGCAAGGACGGCGCCTGATGCAGCCCGAGATTCACTACGACTATGCCGCCCAGGGGCCGGTGCTGGCCGAGTACATCGCCTCACGCGCGCCGCGGACGATGATCATGGGGCCACTGGGCAGCGGCAAGACCAATGCCAGCTGCTGGCGGGCCATGGACATCATGTGCGAACAGGAGCCGGACGCGCAGGGCGTGCGGCGGTCGCGCGGCGCTGCCATCCGCAACACCTATCCGGACCTGATGAGCACCACGACCAAGGACTGGCTGGAAATGTTCGGAGACCTGGGCCGCTGGGTGGCGGGTGGCCTGGAGCCGCCGACGCATTACCTATCGTTTGACCTGGACGACGGCACCAGCGTAGAGGCGGAGCTCGTTTTCATCGCCCTGGACAGGCCGGAGCATGAGCGCAAGCTGCGCGGCCTGCAGCTGACCTTTGCCTGGCTGAACGAGGTCAAGGAACTGGTAAAGGCCATCGTCGACATGTTGGACTTGCGCGTCGGGCGCTACCCGAAGGACGTCCGGCCCACCTGGTTCGGCCTCTTTGGCGACACCAACGCGCCGGATAGCGACCACTGGTATTACAAGCTGGCCGAGGAAGAGAAGCCCGAGGGCTGGCTGTTCCTGCGTCAGCCGGGCGGTGTGGTGAAGCTGGGCGATCGGTGGCAGGTGAACCCCAAGGCTGAGAACCTGGCCAACCTGCCGCCCGGCTACTACGAGCGCGGCATGCAGGGCAAGAAAGAGGACTGGATCAAGGTCAACCTGGGCAACGAGTACGGCTTCGTGGTCGACGGCAGGCCCATCCACCCCGACTATCAGGACTCGATGCACTGCCGGGACTTCGAACTGGATCCGCGCCTGCCGCTGATGATCGGCATGGACTTTGGCCTGACACCCGCCGCGGTGTTTGCCCAGCGCCGCGCCATGGGCGGCTGGCGCATCCGGTCGGAACTGGTGGCTACCAACATGGGCGCCGAGAAGTTCGCCCACGAGATCCACCTGCACCTGGCCCAGATGTACCAGGGTTTCCACATTGGCGGTTTCTGGGGCGACCCGTCAGGGGACAACCGCGCGCAGAGCGACGAAACCACGCCGTTCCAGATCCTGAAGGCTGCGAACCTGCCCGCCGTGCCGGCACCGACCAACGATCCGCTGTTGCGCTGTGGCGCCGTGGATGGCGCGCTGACGCGGATCATCGACGGCGAGCCGGGGCTGCTCGTGCACAGTGATTGCAAGACCCTACGGAAGGCGCTGGCCGGTGGCTACTGCTACCGGCGCCTGGCCGTCTCGGGTGAGCGGTTCGCTGACGCGCCGGTAAAGAACATGTTTTCGCACGTCGCCGAGGCAGCGCAGTACCTGCTGGTCGGCGGCGGCGAGCACCGGCCGATGGTGACCAGAAAGCGCCCCGAGGGATCCGTCCGGCCAAGCCGGGCGATCATGGATTGATTTTCGCAGTCCACTGCGCGCGCGCGTAGACAGACTGGCGGCATTCCATCAATGGTGCCGCCATGTCGAGCCTACTGTCCAAGCCCAGCACACCCAAGATCCCGGACCCGCCCGCGCCCGCCGCGCCGCCGGCAGCGACCGATGCGGCTGCCGCCGGCCAATCCGAAGCTGATCGCCTGCGCCGCCGTCGCGGCACGGCCAGCACCATCCTGACGTCCGACACCACGGCCGCGCCCGGCTCGGTGGCAACGAAGACCCTGCTGGGTTCCTGATGGACAACCAGGACGTCGAGCTGGTGCGGGAAATCATGGCCGACCAAGCGGCCATGGAAGCGGCGCGCGAGTCGTTCCACGGGCAGTGGAATGAGGTGATCGAGCAGGTTTTGCCGCGTTATCGCAAGTTTGGCGAGGCCGCCAACAACACGCCCGGGCAGAAGCGGACCGAGAAGATCTACGACGCCACTCCTATGCTGGCCCTGCGGCACTTTGCAGCTGCCGAGGATTCCCTGATCACGCCGCGTGTGCAGAAGTGGCACCGGCTGACGGTTTCGATCGAGGACCTGAAGGATTCCCCGCCGGTCCGCCAGTACCTGGAACAGGTCACCAACACCCTTTTCGCCCACCGGTATCGCTGGCGCGCCAACTTCGCCGCCCAGATCGGCGAGTCGTACATCAGCCACGGGGCCTTTGGCGCCGGCGGCATCATGATCGACGATGTTCTGGGCGATGGCATCCGGTACCGCACCCTCAGTATGAGCCGCACGTGGTTCAGTGAGGATGCGTTCGGCATGATCGATAAGTGCCACGTCAAGTGGCGTTTGACGCTGCGCCAGGCCGCCCAGAAGTTTGGTCGGGATGCGCTCACCCCGTCGATGCAGTTGGCGCTGGAGCGCAGCCCGGAGGCCGTCTACCAGTTCCTTCACGCCATCCGGCCGCGCACCGAGCGGGACAACAGCCGGGTCGACAGCCGAAATATGCCGATCCAATCGGTCTGGCTGTGCCTTGATGCCGGCAACCACGTGGTTCAGCACAGCGGATACAGAACTTTCCCGGCCGCCATTGGCCGCTTCTACGCGACCGATGATTCTCCGTACGGCTATTCCCCCGCGATGGACTCGTTGCCGGACGTGCGCATGCTGAATGCCATGGAGAAAACCAATATCAAGGGAGCCCAGAAGGCCGTGGACCCGCCCTTGATCTTGGCGGACGACGGCGCGCTGGAGGCGTTCGACCTGAGGGCAGGTGCCCTGAATTTTGGGTATATGGGCATGAACGGCAACGAGCTGGTCAAACCCCTTGGCCTTGGTGCCAACGTGCCCATGGGAATCGACTATGCGAACCAAAAGCGCGAGGCCGTGAACCTGGGCTTCTACGTCACGTTGTTCCAGATCCTGGTCGACAACCACCAGATGACGGCCACCGAGGTCTTGCAGCGTGCCCAGGAAAAGGGCGTGTTGCTCGGGCCCACTATGGGCCGCGTTCAATCTGAAATGCTGGGTGCGCTGATCACCCGAGAGGTCGATATCTTGTCGCATGCCGGCGTGCTACCGGAGATGCCGCCTGAACTGCAGGAGGCTGGCGGCGCGGTAGAGATCGAATACGACAGCCCATTGAACCAGGCGATGCGAGCGGAAGAGGGCGCGAACGTCTTGCGCTGGGCTGAAGCCTCGTCGCCATTCATCCAGGCTGACCCGAATGCTGCCCGCGCCATGAATGCTGAGGCGATCGTCCGGGGTCTGGGTGACGTCTTCAGCGTGCCGCAGAAGTACATGCGCACTGAGGAAGAAGTGGCCGAGCAGGACGCCGCCGCCATGCAACAACAGCAGGCCGCCCAGCTGCTTGAGGCCGCGCCTGTCGCCGCCGGCGCCGCCAAGGATCTCACCGCCGCCGCGGTCAACGCTTCGAACGCCCGTATATGAGCATCCCATTCAAATTCCGCATGATGTTCGGCCGCCGCGTGGCCTACCGCCGCGCCTTCTTGGACGACAAGGGGCAATTGACCGAAGCCGGGCAGCGCGTCATGGCCGACCTGGCCAAGTTCTGCCGGGTCCGTGAGTCCATCACAGTCGTCTCGCCGATCACGCGCACCGTAGACACCCACGCCTCCATGCAGGCCGAAGGGCGTCGGGAGGTGTTCAACCGCCTCTCCTATTACCTCAACCTCAGTGAGCAAGACATTTTCCAGTTGATGGAGCGAGAACATGCACGTCCTGAATAAACGCCAACTCTTTGCCCGGCTGCTGCGCGAGCAGGTCGCCGGCGACACCCCTCCTGCTGGCGGTGCAGCTGCGGCAACTCCGCCGGATCCTGCCGCGGCCGCTGCGCCCACTCCCCCCGCAGAATCGCAGGCTACTGCGCCCGCCTGGCACGAAAGTATCCAAGACGCTGGTTTGAAAGCGTTCATCGAAGGCAAGGGTTTCAAGGATGCGGGCGAGGCCGTAAAGGCGCTGCATGACCTGGAAGGCCTGACGGCAAAGCCGGAGTCGGCGGACGCATACAAGCTGCCAGTGCCGGAAGGCCAGGACGGGGCGTTCGCGGGCGAGGCGGCCAAGTGGATGCACGAGGCCGGAATCCCGGTGGCGCAGGCCCAGGCCCTCGCTACGAAGTGGAACCAGTACCAGGCGGACGTCCAGCAGGCAGCAGATACCGAACGCCAGCAGCAAGGCGAGCGTGATGTGCAGGCCCTGAAGAAGGAGTGGGGCGGCGAATACGACGCCAACACCGAACTGGCGCGCCGCGCGGTACGGACTTTTGGTGCGGATGAGCAGACGCTTGAAAAGATTTCCAAGTCCCTCGGCGATGGCGAAACCCTGCGGTTCTTCCACCGCATCGGCAAGCATCTCGGCGAGGGAACCCTGATACCGGCGGGCGGCGATCGCGGCGCAAACCCCCCGGCCAACTCTGACGCCGCACGAGCTGCTCGGATGTTCCCGAGCATGAAGACCTCTTAACCACCCAGGAGATATCGATGCCCACCATCGGTAACGAATCGCTCAGCATCATCGACGTCGCCAAGCGGCTCGACCCCAATGGCGACACCGCCGATGTGGCCGAACTGCTGGCGCAGACCAACGAAATCGTCCAGGACATCCCCTGGGTCGAGGGCAACCTGCCCACCGGCAACCGCACTACGATCCGGACCGGCTACCCGTCCACGACGTGGCGCAAGCTGTACGGCGGCACCCCGGTGTCCAAGTCCACGACCGCGCAAGTGGATGACGCTTGCGGCATGCTGACCGCGCGTAGCGAACCCGACGTCAAGGCCGTGCGCATGGCCAACGATCCCGGCGCGTTCCGCTTGGACGAGGCCAATGCCTTCATCGAGAAGATGGGCCAGGACTTCGCCACGGCGTTCCTGTACGGCGACACGTCCATCAACCCCGAGCAGTTCTACGGCCTGCAGCCGCGCTATTCCGCAATCAGCGGCAGCAACGTCTCGCAGAACATCATCAGCGCCGGCGGCAGTGGTAGCGACAACACCTCCATCTATCTCGTCGGCTGGGGCAAAAACAAGGTTTTCGGTATCTATCCGAAAAACTCCAAGGCGGGCCTCACGCACCAGGATCTGGGCGAGTTGGACGCGTTCGACGCCAACAACGATCGCTACCGCGCCTACGGCGACCTGTTCGAATGGGACTGCGGCCTGGTCGTGAAGGACTGGCGCTATGTGTCCCGCATCTGCAACATCGATGTGTCTGACGCGTCGTCCGGCACCGGCACGATGGCGAACCAGAAGCTGATCGAGCTGATGATCGATGCCAAGAACCGCCTGCCCATGTTGACCGGCGGCGGCGTGCAGCCGCGGTTCTACGTGAACCGCACGATCAAGTCGGCGCTGGAAAAGATGGCCTTGAACAAGTCCAGCGCTGCCTTGTCGATCCGCGAGGCCGCAGGCCAGTTCGAAACCAATTTCCTGGGCATCCCCATCCGCCTGGTCGATCAACTGCTGAACACCGAGGCGGTTGTCAGCTAAGGAACGGCGCCGCCTTCGGGCGGCCTCATCCCCAAGAAACTGGAGATATCCATGATTCTCGACAAGACCAACGAATTCTCTGACGGCCAAGCGGTTACCGCGACCGCCATCTCGACGAACGTCATTGACCACAACCCCGCCAACAAGAACGCCACGGTCGACATCGGCACCGGCGAGGACGTCTATCTGGTCGTCCAGGTCGACCAAGCCGCAACCGCCGCCGGCGCGGCCACGGTGGCAATCACGCTGGAATCCAGCGCGGCAGCCGGCCTGACTTCGCCCACTGTGCATTTCACGTCGGCGACCTATGCTCTCGCTGACCTGACGGCAGGCAAAGAGCTGATCAAGGTCAAGCTGCCTTCGGGCGACTACAAGCGCTTCCTGGGCGTGCGCTACACGGTCGGTACGGGCCCGCTGACTGCCGGTCAGTTCTCGGCGTTCCTGGTCAAGGACATCCAGACGAAGCAGCAATACAAGTCTGGCTACACGGTTGCTTAAGCCATGGCCAAGTACATCGCATTGGAGCGGGGCCAAATCCCCGCCAACGTCACTCCGGTCAAGCGGCCGGAGATGACGGGCGAACGCCGGGTTATGCGCATGATCGAAGAGGGGGAGATTTTCGAATTCAACGGCAAGCCCGGCCGCTGGATGCGACCGTACACCCCCGATGACGAGGCCGCGAGCAGCCAGGCGGGAAACGTAAGCGGCCGTCGTGGCCGGAGTTCGACGAGCGAGGCCGCGAGCAGCCAGACCGCCCGGACCGGTTCGCAAGCGCACCCCGGGCGCGGCGGCAACACCGACCGCGAATCGCAATAATGGACTGACCCATGGCCGTCTCTCAGGTAGACATCGCCAACCGCGCCCTCACCAAGCTTGGTGCAGGGCGCATCATTTCTTTGGACGACGATTCGCAGGCGTCGAATACTCTGTCGTCCATGTTCGACATCGTGCGCGATGCCGAGCTGCGCAAGAACCTGTGGCACTTCTCCAAGGCGCGGGCACGTTTGCCGGCTTTGAGCCAGGCGCCGGAATTCGGGTTCACCCACCAGTTTCAACTGCCGTCCGACTTCCTGCGTCTCATCGAGGTCAATGGCCGGCGCTGCCAGCCGAAACCGCAGTTGGACGGCTGGTACTCCATCGAAGCGGGCCGAATCCTGATCAGCCAGGCGGGCCCTCTGCGGATCCGTTACGTCCGGCGCGTCGAGGACCCCACGCTTTTCGATGCTCTGTTTGTCGAGGCCTTTGCATGCAAGCTTGCGTTCGAGTCCTGCGAGACGCTGACGCAATCCAACACCAAGAAGCAGACAGCAGCCCAAGAGTATGAGGTGGCGGTGGCCGATGCCCGCCGCATGAATGCCATCGAGCGCCCCGCTGTCGCGACTGCTGATGATTCCTGGCTGGAGAGCCGACTGTAATGGCCAAGGACACCCCGATCCAAAACACATTCGACGGCGGCGTGCTGAGCCCGATGCTAGCCGGCCGGACGGACCTGGCCAAGTATTTCAATGGCTGCGCAGTGCTGGAGAATTTCTTGCCATCAGTGCAGGGGCCGCTCGTTCGCCGTGGCGGATCCCAGTACATATTTGGTGTCAAGAACGGCGCGGTGCGGTCGTGGTTGATCCGCTTTCAGGTGTCCGAGCGCGTTTCCTACATGCTGGAGTTCGGTCATCAGTATGTCCGCTTCTACACCAACCGCGGCCTGCTGGTGGTGGGCGGCTCGCCGGTGGAAGTGGCCACTCCGTATACGGCTGCCGATCTGACCGCGGAGGATGGCACCTGCAACCTGCGCGTCGTGCAGAGCGCGGACACCATGTACATCTTCCATCGTCTGTATCAGACCCGGAAGCTGCTGCGACTGAGTGCGACGTCCTTCTCGATGGTGCTGGCCGACTTCACAGAAGGGCCGTTTGATGACGTGAACTCGAATGAGGGGATCACCGTCACGACCAATGCGGAGGTGGGCGCCGTCACGCTGACGGCAAGCGCGGGCATTTTCCTGCCGGCGCACGTCGGAACGCTGTTCTATCTGGAGACTGCAGACCTTTCCGCGGTGAAGCCTTGGGGCGTTTACCAGGAAGTGAACATCGGCGACCGACGCCGGGTCGACAATCGGGTGTACCAATGCACTGCGGTAGGCCCGGTGAACTCCGAGGGGCCGCCCGTCACGGGAAATCAGACGCCGATCCACACTGATGGCAGGGCGTGGGACGGTGACGGGCAGCCGGTTGAGAACGACCAGCGCGGATCTATCGGTGTGGAGTGGGAATTCCTGCACGCCGGCTACGGCATTGTCCGGATAGAAGGCTACACCGACGCGCAGCATGTCACCGGCACGATCGTTAAGCGACTGCCGACCGAACTGCAGCCCGGCGGCGGCAGCAGCACGACGGTCACGCCTTATCCCATCAGTTCCATCACCCCCACCGACCCGGCTTCGTCTCGCATCTTTGTGAGCGCATCGGGCCATCCGTTCGCGAACTTGGACGCCATCGCAGTCACTGGCACGAATTTCAAGGACGCAGGTGCCAGCGCGCCCGACACGAACCGCGACGGGTCCTACGTCGTCAGGAACCGCACCGGGTCCGGTTACGAGATCGATGCCTCCTTCCCATCTGGAGGGGCCTATGCATACGATCCTTTGGCCACAGGCGTGGCTACACGTACGGTAACTACCTCCTACCCCACCCATGTACCGTCGTGGAAATGGGCGTTCAGTCTGTTTTCGAGTGTCAACGGATGGCCCGAGCATGGGGCGTTCTGGCGCCAGCGCTTGGTCCTCATGGCGGGCCGCGTCGGCGCGATGTCGGTAACGGCCGATTTCGAGAACTTCGCCGCAAAGTCTCCGGGCGGGGAGCAGGAAACGGATTCCTCTATCGTGTTCCGGCTGAACGCCAGGCAGATCAACCGGGCCGTCTGGCTGGTCGAGTCGGACAACCTGATCATCGGCACGGACGGTGATGAGTGGATTGTCGGCCCGATCCAGACGAATCAGGCCCTGGGCCCAGCCAACATCCGGGCGGAGCGGCGCACCGCCTACGGTTCACGGTCTATCCAGCCGGTGGAGGTCGGCGGACGCATCCTGTTCATCCAAGCATCCGGCCGCAAGCTGCGGGACTACGAGTACAGCTACGACACCAACAATTACGCCTCTTCGGACACCACGAAGCTTGCTTCCAACGTGCTGCTGAGTGGCGTTGTGGATCTGGCCTACCAGCAGGAGCCGGATTCCATCATCTGGGCGGCGCGTGCTGATGGCCGGCTGGTGGGGTGCACCTACGACCAAGAGGCCGGGCGCAGCGACGTCTATGCGTGGCACCCCCACCCAATGGTTAACGGGTTCGTCGAGGCTGTCGAAACCATGCCATCGCCTGACGGCTCAGCCGATGACCTCTGGATGATCGTCCGCCGGCAGGTGAACGGCCAGACCGTCCGCTATATCGAGATCCTGCGGGCACCGCTGAAGGAGGAGGAAGCCCAGGCGGAGGCGTTCTATGTCGACAGTGGGCTGACATATCGCGGCGCAACGACGGACTACGTCAGTGGCCTGGAGCATCTGGAAGGGCAGCAGGTCGACATCCTCACCAATGGCGCCGCCCACCCTCGCCGCACTGTCGTCGCGGGCCGTGTTGACCTGCAGTTCCCTGCGGAAGTCATCCATGTGGGCCTGCCGACGAGTTGCGCCGTGGCGACCATGAGCTTGGAAGCGGGATCGGCCAGCGGCACGGCGCAGGGAAAGCTCAAGCGGATCACAAACCTGATCGTGCGCATGTACCGCAGTCTGGGCGGGAACGTAGGCCCGGCGCGCGACAAGACCAACACGCTGAACTTCCGCCGACCGTCGCAGCCGATGGGCAGCGCGCCGCCCCTGTTTACGGGCGACAGTGACCCCATCCCATGGCCTGGCGGGTACGAGCGCGGGGCGCAGATTTGGTACACGAACGAGCAGCCACTGCCGGTCACCCTGGTGGCGCTGATGCCCGTGGTGGGTACGAGTGACGATCGATGAAGATAGTCCGGATGACCGCGGCGCACGTCCAGGCCGTGCAACTGCAGGAGGCCCAGGCGTTCGCGATGCCGATGATCAGCGCCGAGCATGCGCAACAGCTTGCGGCGGCCGACGGTGTCGCGTGGGCCGCGCTGGATGGGGACGACGTCATTGCCTGCGCCGGTATCGTCCAAGCTCACGAACAGCGCGGCATGGCCTGGGCAATGTTCTCCGAGGGGGCCCTGCGTCAGTTCAAGCTGATTCACCGGGTGGTTCGGGCGGTCCTGAACGGGGCCAAGTGGCGGCGGATAGAAATGACCGTGGACGCCAACCATGCCGCCGCTATCGCCTGGGCCGAACGGCTCGGGTTTGAACGCGAAGGCCTCATGCGCGCCGTTACCCCTGACGGACGCGACTGCTTTCTCTATGCAAAGGTGAAGTGATATGGATCCAATTTCGGCGTTTCTCGTCGCGAATGCCGGCACGATCGCCGCCGTCTCTGGTGGTGTCGGTGCCATCGGCTCCGTCATGCAGGGCAGTGGCGCCGCGTCCGGCTACAACCAACAGGCCGACGCGTCAGAGCGCAACGCCACCATCGCCGAGAACCAGGCCCGCCAGGCATACGACGCGGGCTTGCAGAACGAACTCGGGCAGCGCCGTAGCGCCTCTCAGCAGCAAGCCGACATCCGCGCGTCCGTCGCTGAATCGGGGCTGGACCCCAACAGTGGGTCGGCGCTGATGCTTCAGCAGCAGTCCGCTGAGAACTTGGAAATGGACGCCCTGACGACGCGCTACCAAGCGCTCCTGCAAGGCAGCGCCTATGAGCAGCAGGCAACCATGGACCGCTTCACCGCCAGAACGTTGCGGGCATCTGGGAAGGACGCGAAGCGTTCCGGGTTGCTGGGTGCGGCCACGACCGCCCTGACGTCTGCCGCTGGCTATGGGCTATCCCAGCTTGCTCCGGCTGCCGCTGCAGGTTCTGGCCTGCGAGCTGGTAGCGGCGTTGGCCTACGCGTCGGCAACGTCGCACAGTACTGGAGGTAATCGATGGCAACCCGTGTCCCTATTCAAGTCGGGCAGCAACGCCAGGCCCTGCCTGTTGGCACCTCAGCGCCGCGCGTCCCCATGGCTGTGGCCGCAGACACATCCGGCGAGGCCGTATCTCGCGTAGGGGCTGGCCTGGGGCAGGTCGCGGCGGCTGCCGATCGCCTGCAAAGGGAGCAGTCCACCGCCTGGGTGTCGAAGGCCACCAGCGACGACCAGATCAAATGGCTCCAGCGCTTGAACGAAATGCAGGACACCGCCGCTCCGGGCGCGCCGGACTTCACCCCGAGCTTGCTTAAGGAGTTCGACGACTACAGCGCGCAAGCCCTGGAGAACGCTCCAGAGGGGACGCGGCCCTTTTACCGCGAGCAGTTGACCCGTCAGCGCACCTACCTTGGCCAGCGCGCGGTCGAGTTCGAATCAAAAAGCCAGCGGTCCTACATCACGTCGCAGTACCAGACGGGCATGGAATCGGACGCCGCGACCATCGCACTGGACCCGTCTCAGTACCGAGAACGCCGCGCGGCGCGTGTCGCGGCGCTGCAATCATCTAGCCTTCCTGATGGTGTCAAGGCCAAGCTGCTGGGCGAGTCAGAATCCACGCTTGCCTACGCCGCTGGCGCCGCGACGATCGACCGTGACCCGCATGGCACGGTTCAGGCATTCGATGCGGCCGCGCGTGGCGAGTCGTCGGTAGGGTACGAATGGGTTCGCTTTCTGGATTCCGACAAGATCCAGCAGCTACGGACGCGGGCGCAGACGCAAACGGACCGCATCGATACCCGCGCCCGCGTGGAGCAGGACCGATCCATAGCCCGTGCGCAGCGGGCCGTTGGCGAGGCGGATAAGCAGGTGTCTACCGGCCTGCCTGCCCGCACCGACGACATGCTCCGCTGGTCGAGCATGGTCCAGGGCACCGAGTACGAAGCACAGTTTCGGGAATTGATGCGCGGCCAGGATGAAGTCCAGCAGGTGCTGCGGATGCCCGTGGACGCGCAGCAGGCATACATCCAAGACAAACGCCTGCAGCAGCAGCGGTCAGGCGCCAGTGTCACGGACGCCTCGAATCTGGATCGCCTGTCGCGCGCGGTGGAGTCCAACACCAAGATGCTCCGCGAAGCTCCCCTTTCCTGGGTGGAGAACCGATCTGCCCAGCCAGTGGCGGCCCTGGACTTCGGCCAGTTGGCCACCCCGAACGGCACCGCCGCGCTGGGGCAAGCGCTGCGCGATCGGTCTGACGTCATTCGAGGCCTGCAACGCGCGAATCCCACCGGCGCCGTGCAGATGCGGCCGCTCTTGGCCGCGGAGGCCGAGCAGCTTTCCAGCGCCTTCAAACAGGCCGGCGCGCGTGAGAAGCGCCAACTGCTTGGGCAGTTGTACTGGGCGGCCGGCTCGCCGGACACGTATCAAGGGATCGTTTCCCAGGTGGATGGTGTGGACCCCATGATGGCCCGCCTTGGCCGACTGGCTGGCAGCTACGAGCAGTCGAAGTTGCAGAACAACTGGTTCTCGCCGGATGTTGTCCAGTCGGCTGGCGACGCAGCCGCTACAGCGATCGCTGGAGACGAGATCCTGCGGTCTGGCGGTAAGGCCGGGACTTTGAATTACCCGCTGCCAAAAGACAACGAATTCACGCAAGCCATCGCCAACAAAGTCGGGAAGCTATACCGCGGCGCGGCCGCTGGAGACAGCAGCGGTCAAGCCTTCATGCAGGACGCCTACGCGGTAAAGGCCTACTACGTGGGAAAGGCAGCGCAGGAGGGCGACCTATCCCCGGACGTTAATTCCTCACGGCTGGACCAAGCGATTACCGCGGTTCTTGGGCAGCCCGTCAATTTCCATGGAAACGGCGAAGTGCTTGCTCCTTGGGGTATGAACGAATCGGATTTTCTGGATAGGGCCAATCGAACCGTGTCGCGGGAGATCTCAGCGCGTGGCCTTCAGGAACAGCTTGGACGGAGCATGTCGAACAGCGGCCTGATTGGCGTGGGCGCCGGCGCTTACGCGGTGACCCTGGGAGGTATCCCGGTGCGAGATCCGAAGTCCGGACAGCCGATCATCATCCAGATGGCACCTGACGCAGACGCCGGCCGGGATGAGTTCGGACGGCGTTTAAGCGACATGATACCGACCGGGGCGCCAGCCGCAGCGCCTGAAGGCCAGCTCGTAGCAGGGAACATTGATCTGAACGCGCGTCCTGTTGTGCGAAACGCTGACGGGTCAATCAGCACCGTGCGCTCCATGTCGTTCGAAGAGGATGGCCAGGAGGTCCTGGTGCCGACGGTTAGCGATGGCGGCAAACTGCTGACGGACGAACAAGCCATTGCGGCGTACCGGCGAACAGGGAAACACCTGGGCAAATTCCGGACGCCTGAGGCGGCTACGGCTTACGCGGAACAGCTGCATGCCGATCAGGCGAAGCAATACGGGAGGCAGCGCTGATGATGACGCTTGATGAAAGCCGCCTGCGCGAAATCAACGCGGCCGCGCGCACGCCTGGGGAGATCCTCGGGCAGGCGGAGCCGGGTGCGCTGAGTGGGGTGGTTTCCGAGATCCCGCGTGGCGTCGCCCGGGGCGCCGCCAAGGTTCAGGGGGCTCTTACCAGCATTGCCGGCCAAACCTACCAGCCGGCGCTGGACGCCCTCGAATCGGTTACCGGCGTTCGTCCTCTGAATCCCTTCGATCCTCTGACCCGCGCGTCCGATGAGGCGGTACGTCAATATGCACCCGATCCTTTGACCACGGGCACAGCTGGCCAGGTCGTCAACGGTGTGGCGGACGTGCTCACGCAGGTCGGGCTGGGCACTGGCCTGTTCGCCGCCGGCGGAGCGTCTGGGGTCTCGCTGGCCTATGGCGGCGCGGCGACAGCCGGCGGCGCGACCGGGCGGTCGAGATTCCAGGAACTGCGCGAGCAGGGAGTAGATGCTGATACGGCGGCGAACGCGGCCTTCGTGGATGCTGTTACGACGGGCGCCGGCGTGCTGGTGCCGGGCGCGATCGGGTATAGCGGCATCGCCGCGCCGGCAGCCGCGCTCGGCGTGCGAACGGGGGCCCGTGCCTATCTGGGCACCAACGTCGCGTATGGTGCCGCAACCAACATGGCCATGGGGATCGGCCAGCGTGCGTCCACCTACGAGCTGCTCAAGGGCGCTGGGTACGACGCGATGGCGGAGCAATACCGCCCGTTGGATGGTGCTGCGCTGGCTGCCGAAGGGATCCTGGGTGGGATCTTTGGGGCAGTCGGTTCCGCGACTGGCTTGCCAATGCGCGCGGGCGCCACGGTGGATGCGGCACTGGCAGCACGGGACGCGGCACATACCGGGCTTGGGACCGCGCCGGGTGTTCCCGCAGAGCCAGCGACGGCAAACTCGCATCGATCGGCCATAGAGGAAGTGCTGTCGGCGGACGCCCAGGGCCGCGCAGCTGACGTCGGCCGCACCGGCGTACAAGATCAGGTATTCATGCCCCGCGCCAGCGACCCAGCACCGGCGCGTCAGGCGCTCGGATATTACGCTGATGAGCTTCCCGCCGGCCAGCGCTTCCTACCCTCTCAGCGGGTTGTCACGGTTGACCTGACGGCCCGGCGTGGCCTGCGCTTCGATGCCCCTGAATTGAACGAATATGCAGCTTCGGTTGAACAGCAGTACGGATTGCCAGG